GGTGAGGAGGGTGGGACAGGCTATTTTCCGCCCTAGCGGGCTGCACATGCCGGTGAATTTGTGCGAGGATCGACGAATGCGTGACCAGTACAAGATCTTCATCGACGAGTACATGAAGGACTACAACGGATCCCGAGCTGCCAAGGCTGCGGGCTACTCGTCTTCTTCGACTGCCCACGAGCTGCTTCGCAACAACGAGGTGAAGGCGGAGATTGATCGTAGAATCTCCGAGATGCGGGCGAAGGACCGGGTGACTGTCGAGAAGATCGAGGGAATGCTTCGGGACATGGCCGAGGTGGAACCTCTCGACATTTGGGACGAGGACGGGAACGTTCGGCCCCTGCGGGACATCCCTCCGCACGCGAGACGTGCGATCAAGTCGATCAAGCGGGTGACGAAGGAGCATTACATCACCGGCCAGGCCGAGGAGACGGTTCACGTCGAGCTGTGGGACAAGAAGGGCGCCGTGGAGCTGCTCGGGAAGGCGAAGAAGATGTTCACCGATCGCATCGAGGCCGACGTGAGCCAGAAGGTTTCCTTCTCCATCAACGGGATCAGCAAATGACCGACATCGAGGTTGCGCGTCAGGCGTTCGTGGACGGGCTGTGCGAGAAGATGGACACGCAGGTTCTCACTCGCATGGAAATCACCGCCATCGTCGAGAAGCAGATCCTCGACTCCTTGCTCAACGAGACGATCCCCGAGCTGAATCTCATGACCAAGGACATGGCTCCCGGCCTGGAGCGCGACAACGCGGAGCTGTTCACCAAGATCGCGGAAGAGTTCGCGCTTGGGATGGCTCGTGATCTCGACGCCATCATGTCCCAGCACAAGCGGGTGGTAGCAGCTACCCAGGCGCACTTGAAGCGCATCGTCGAGGCCAAGTCGTGATCGACGTTCTCAAGCTGCTTGGAGAGTGGTTCATCCTGTCGTGTCTCGTGGCGATGCTGATCTGCATGAACATCCGGAGGGAGGACTAAATGCTCGTCAAGACCGCGTGGCCGGCTCTCGTGCCGGCGATCGAGAAGGCTGGGCACAAGGCTGTCATCGTCACCGAGGCCGAGGTGCTCGCGCAGCACGGCAAGAAGATCGAGGAGCCGCCTCCCGAGCAGGAGCGCAAGAGCGCATGAGCGGACCCGCGATCAACTACACCGCCCCCAAGACTGTGGGCGCCTTCATGGCGTCCGACGAGTTCATGCGGATGCTCGTGGGGCCGGTGGGCTCGGGCAAGTCCTCAGGCTCATGCATCGAGATCGTTCGCAGAGCGATGGAGACGCCACCCTCTCGTGATGGCGTGAGGCGATCTCGGTGGGCGGTGGTGCGGAACACCTACCCCGAGCTGCGCGACACCACGATGAAGACGTGGGACGAGTGGGTGCCCGAGCCGTACTTCGGCAAATGGCGCGTCTCAGAGCACACCTTCGACGTGCTCTTCGAGACGGAGGACGGTGTTCGGGTCGAGGCAGAAGTGATGTTCCGCGCGCTCGATCGCCCGCAGGACGTGAAGAAGCTCCTCTCCTTGGAGCTGACCGGGTGTTACTTCAACGAATGGAAGGAGATCCCGCAACCTGTCACCGAGTTGATGAAGACTCGCGTGGGCCGCTACCCGAGGCGTGAAGAGGTGAAGAGCCCCTCCAACCCTGCGGGGAAATACTGGCACGGGATCTTCGGGGACACGAACCCTCCGGATACTGATCACTACCTTTACACGCAATTCGAGGAGCTGCGGCCCGAGGGGTACGCGATCTTCAAGCAGCCTGGTGGGCGCTCCAAGGAAGCGGAGAACGTCGAGCACCTGCAAGAAGGCTACTACGAGAAGCTCTGTCAGGGGGCGAGCAAGGACTTCATCCGCGTCTACGTTGACGGCGAGTACGGCTACGTGCGTGAGGGCAAGCCGATCTGGCCCGAGTTCCAAGACAGCTTGCATGTCGCTAAGGAGCCGATCCCTCTCCTGCCCGGCTGCAAGAAGCTCATCATCGGCAACGATTACGGGCTCACGCCGGCTGCCGTGTGGGTGCAGCAGGATCCCGCTGACGGGCAGTATCAGGTGATCAAGGAACTAATCTCCGAGCACATGGGCGCGATGCGCTTCGGGTCCGAGCAGCTCCGGATCTGCAAGACGGAGTTCAAGAGTGTCATCGAGTTCGAGGGTTGGGGCGATCCTGCGGGCCTCGCGGGTTCATCGGTGGACGAGCGGGAGACGCCGATAAACGTGGTCGCAGCTCAAGGCGTGCCGATGAGCGCGGCCCCCACCAACGACTTCACCCTCCGTCGAGATGCGGTGGGCCACCTGCTCACCACCCTCACGCACCTCGGGCGTCCAGCTCTGGTGATCTGCCCTACGCTCGTCACCTTGCGGAAGGGCATGAATGGCGGCTATTGCTTCCGCCGCATTCAGGTGGCAGGTGACGCTCGGTATGAGGACAAGCCTCTCAAGAATCGCTTCTCCCACGTTTGCGAGGCGTTGCAGTACGCGCTCGTCGGCGCGGGCGAGGACCGGGCTCCGCTCGAAGGTGGACAACCGAAGAACGTTCGTGTCAATGTGCGCGTACACAAGGCGGTTGGGGGCACCGTCCCTCCGCTTCGACAGGGGATGGATGACGATGAGCTGCCGAGGCGCTTCACGGTGCGGCGTTCGGTGAGGAACTAGCAATGCCGAAAGAGATCGTCATCTCCGAACTCGTCTCCCGCCTCCGCCGCCGCTATCGGGCGCAGAAGTCCCTCCGCACCAACATCGAGCAGGTGTGGGACACGATCGACTACTACACCGGGCCGGTGAAGGACGTGGGATCGACTGCCACCAACCCGGCTGGCGGCACGGGCGGCAACCTCGAACAGAAGCGCGATCTCTGGGACCACACGGCGATCGACTCGCGTGAGAAGCTCGCGGCTTCCATCCACGGCTCCGCCACGAGTAGCTCGTTCCGGTGGTTCGGGCTCACCGCACGCAAGGCGGAGCTGAATCGCGACAACGAAGTGGCCGCCTGGCTCTCCGAGGAGACGGAGAATTGCTGGAACGATTTTCTCGATTCGGACTTCTACGTGGAGATCGCGTGTCACCAGCATGAGCTGGCGGGACCGGGCCACTCCTTCCTCACGATGGAGCCCAACGAGCCGAAGATCGATGAGGATGAGAAGGGGCAGATCAAGGAGGAGTGGGATGGCGTGGACTTCACCGCCGTTCCGCTGCGCGACTGCTACTTCGAGCAGGACCGCAAGGGCAACGTCAAGACCTTCTGGCGCCGGCTCATGTGGCAGGCTTCGCAGGTGGTGGACTTCTGCGAGGACAAGAAGATCGCTGTCCCCGAGGACGTGGCCGAGGCGCTCCAGAAGGGCGAGACGAGCAAGCTCTTCGAGTACGTCTTTTGCGTCTTTCCGCGTCCCGAGGTGATCAAGAGGAAGAAGCTGCGGTATCCCGCAGGGGACAAGAACCGGCCGTATGGCTTCATCTACTTCCGCGAGTCCAACGGCGAGCAGCTAGGGGAGGAAGGCGGCTACTACGAGAAGCCGATCTTCATGACTCGGTGGAGCAAGACCGCAGGCTCGAAGTGGGGCCACGGGCCGGGGAACCAGGCCCTTCCCACCGTCCGGTACGTCAACGCCTGGAAGGAGTTGATGCGATCTGCCGGGGAGAAGGCGGTTGATCCTCCGCTCATGGGCACCGAGCGCAACATCCTCTCCGATCCGGACCTTCGTGCGGGCGGCCTCACGATGGTTCGCAACATCGAAGGCTTGAAGCCGCTGGAGAGTGCCTCCAAGTTCCAAGTGGGCGAGGCGCTGCTCAAGGAGGACATCCAGTCGATCCGCCACATCTTCCACACCGACGAGCTGGAGTTGAAGGACTCTCCGGCGATGACGGCGACCGAGGCGCAGATCCGCTATGAGTGGATGAACCGCCTCCTCGGGAAGACCCTGGCGTACATCCAGAGCACTCTCGGGGAGATCATCATCACTCTCCTCGCCATGCGCGTTCGGATGGGCGCCGCGAAGCCGATGCCGGCGAAGCTCAAGAAGGCTGGCGGGCTCATGAACATCGAGTACCAGGGCCCGCTGGCTCGCTCGCAGCGCACCGACGAGGTGGCCGCCATCGAGCGAGGCGCCACCTTCGTCGCGGGCCTGGCGCAATTCTACCCCGAGGTGCGCGCGGCCCTCGATCCGATCGAAGCCGTCAAGCTGGTGTTCAACCGCCTCGGCGTGCCGGCTCAGGTGATGCCTCCCGACAACGTGCTGCGCCAGAGGATGCAGCAGATCCTCGATCAGCAGTCGCAGGCGATCCAGGCGAAGACCAATGCGGACAACGCTTCGGCGGCGAAGGATCACGCGCAGGCGCGAGCCGCCGCTTCGGGCAGCTCGCCGGTCCAGGGCGCCACCTACCCGAACCTGCCGCCTGTCCCGAACCTCACCCCCGGCGGTGTTCCCTACGGAGGTAGAGCATGATCTCGCTTCTCGCTGCCCTTGTGCTGTCGCAGGCCACCGTCCGGGCCACCTGCCCGACCGGCTACTGCGTCACCTCGCTCACGAACCGCTTCACCGTCACATGCTCCCGCTGTGCCTCGGACGCGACCACGAGCTACGTGCTGCCGACTCCCACCGCAAGCACGCTCGGGGGCGTGATGTCGAAGACGTGCTCGGGCACCGACAAGCTCTCTGCGATCGGGCTCGACGGGCTTCCGGTGTGCAGCACCGACACGGGAGGTGCGGGGGCCGGTGGGCTGCCGGCGGATCCTGCGGCTTGCCCCGCGAGCCAATGGGTGATCGATCAGAATGCGAGTGGCGTGCTCACCTGCTCACAACCCGGGTGGACGGACATCGCGAGCAAGCCCTCGGTGTTCACGCCTGACGCACACACGCATCCTGCTACCGATCTCACCGCCACCGGAAGGACTGCCTCCAACTACCTGCGCGGAGACAACACCTGGGGTGATCCTCCGGGCACCTACTCGTACACGCTCCCAGACGCAACGGCTGGGGTGAAGGGTGGCCTCTTCTTGACCGGCGATCTCGGGGGTACGGCGGCGTCTCCCACCGTTCCAGATCTGGCGTCGAGGAGCGGAACGGGGGCCTGCGGTGCAAGCACATGGGCCTCGACGCTCAACGGGGCTGCCGCTCCCACCTGCACTCAGCCTGGATGGACGGACATCGCGAGCAAGCCGTCCACCTTCGCGCCTGTCGATGCGACGGCAGGGGTGACAGGCGGTGTGCGGCTCACGGGGGATTTCGGAGGCACGGCCACGAGTCCCACCGTCCCCGGGCTCTCCTCGAAGGCGGCAACGGTGACGTGTGGCGCGAACACCTGGGCCTCGACGCTCGGGGCGGGGGCTTCGAGCTGCACGCAACCCGCATTCTCCAACATCTCCGGATCGGCAACCCTGGCACAGCTCCCCACAGGAACGGGCGTGCTCAAGAGTGCGGGAGCCGCGCCGACGTACACCACCGTCGATCTGTCAGCGGATACCGCTGCCACAGCTCTTCCGATCACGAAGGGTGGGGCGGGAGTGACTTCGAGGGCAGCGAATGATGTGGTGGTGGGCACGGGGGCGAATGCCACCGCAACGAAGGTGATCCCATCCTGTTCTAACGCATCCACCTCGAAGCTCCTGTACGACAACGCCACGCAGACCTTCTCGTGCGGAACCGATCAGACGACAGGAGGCATGACGATCACCCGTCTCGCTGCCACTTGGGCGTCGAGTGCCACCGCTAACACGCTCGGGATCGTAGGGACCGGGGGAACTCCGCTCACGAGTCCTACCTACGGAGCTGCGGCTCCTTTCTCCTTCACATGCTGGGTTTCTACCGCGAGGCCCGCCACCACCAACGGTCCTCGGTACGGCATCACCTCGTCGGGAACGGTGACGACGATCACAATAAAGGCACAGGTGGGCCTTGCAGCGGCGACGGAGACGCAAACCAAGATCACCGCTCTCACGTCTGGAACGTGTACCACGGGCTGCTCTTCCGCCATGACCACGGGGACGGTGGTTCAGAATATGCTGGACACGATCGAGGGTGTGGGAGTGATGAACGCTAGCGGGACTCTCTCCCTCCAGATGGCTCCTTCGGCTGCCGCTGCGAACACGGCGCAGATCGGCTCTTACTGTATCTGGTACTAAGGGGATCGCATGAAAGCGAGTGAAGTACAGGAGTACAGGCAGAGGGTCCTTGGTCCGGCGGCAATCGCGGCTCGCACCTTCTTCAACTCCCCCAACGGAAAAATCGTGATCGATGCGCTCGACCGCGTGTTTTCCTCGAACCTGATCGCAACGACGGCTGACGGACGGGTGGACCCGAACATGATTCTTATTCGGGTGGGCAACAAGGAAGTGATCGACTACCTCCGCGCACTCGCGGACAACCAGGAGGACGGGGAATGACCAAGGAAGAGCTGGCGGCACTCAAGGTGGACCCTTCGCTTCACGACGATCCGACGCTCAAGGAGATCAAGGACATCCCCACGGCCCTCAAGGTGCTCGTGGACACCAAGGCACACGTCGGGGCGTCCATCCGCATCCCCGGGCCGGATGCCGGCGAGGCGGATCGTACCGCGTTCCGCGAGCGGCTCATGAAGTCCGTTCCGGATCTCGTGGAGCTGCCGGCCGACCCTACCAAGTTCCAGGCGGCCGAGGGGCAGATCTTCGAGCGGCTCGGGAGGCCCAAGGAGGCGAAGGAGTACCCGAGCCTCAAGGACGCCAAGATCGAGCTGCCGGAGGGCGTGAAGGTGGACGAGGATCAGCTCCGGAGCTACGCCCACAAGCTCGGGTTTACGAAGAAGCAGTACGCTACCTTCGCCGCCGAGGCGGTGAAGGAGCGGGCTTCTCTCGTGGCCCTCCAGAGCGAGGCCAGGGCCGCGCTCAAGAAGGAGTTGGGGGACGCCTTCGACGACCGGCTCACGGCGGCGGCGGTGGCCGCGAAGAAGCTCGGGGCCTCCGAGGAGATGGTGAACGCGCTCAAGAGCGGCAACGTCCCCGCCGAGCAGGCGAAGCTCTGGATCGGTGTCGCCAAGTCGATGGGCACCGAAGGCGGGGAGTTCCGGCAGCAGGAGGGCGGTGGCTCGGGCAAGATGACGCCCGACGAGGCGAAGACGCAGATCGAGGAGATGTACAGGAATCCGGCGATCCACCAGAAGGATCATCCGGACAGGGTGCGTCTGGAGCAGAAGCTCGTGAAGCTGCACGAGATCGCGTACCCGGGCCCGTAGTTCAACCAGCAAAGGAGGATCGAACATGAACACCATCCTGGCGTACTTGAAGACGTGGTTCGTCACCAACTGGAAGACCACCGTTCTCGGCTTCGTGGCCGCGATCGAGATCTACCAGAAGACCGGCAACCTCCAGCTCGCGCTCACCGCCCTCTTCACCGGCATCTTCGTGTCGGACGCGAAGACCCCGACGCAGGCGCAGGCGGCGGCGACCACTCCGGGTTCCTGATCATGCCCACCTGGCTGGAGTCGCTCGCCTATGCCATCGCTCGGGGCTGCGTTCGGGCCTGGTTCGATGTGCAAGACGAGCGGCTCCTAGCCGTTCGGGAGGTTCCAGATGCGGAAGATCGTGTACGTGCTCGCAGGATGCATGATGCTGTCGAGCGGATGCGGAGTCTCCCGCCTGGCGATCCCCGACCCGGCGATCCCGCACCAAGTGTCAAAGGAGACGGAGGTGGAGGTGTGGGTACGTCTCCCTGACGGGCAGATGACGAAGACGAAGGTTCGACTCCTCAAGGGCTGGTGGATCGCGGGACCGCCAGTCGTGGAGAGCAGCTCACCGTGACGGGGGAAAAGGCCGGAGGGCCCGAGATGGCGACCGACGAATGTGAGTTTCGCGATCACCACCCCGAGATTTCGACGAAGCTCGACGAGCTGGCTCGAAGGGTCGGAAACGTGGAAGACACCCTTCGTGACAGGGAGGATGGCCGAGTGGAAGATCTCAAAGAGTTCAACGACAAGCTGGGAGCCGTTCACGAGAAGGTGAACACCATCGCGACGAGCGTGGCGGATCTCAAGGGGCACAAGGCTGGCGCCTTGGCCGCAGCGGGGATCCTGTTCACGCTGATCTCGGTAGGGGCTCAGCTCCTCCTACGGAAGTGAGGCGATCATGTGGACGTGGCGACAGAATGACGGAGCCCTCATCCGCGAGGAGAAGGTGGTTGCCTTCGGCTACTCGGGCAACGGAGAGGGCAAGAACAACCCGCTCATGCAGGCAGCGGTGGCGGTCGGGCCGATCCCCGAGGGTGAGTGGTCGATCACCGAGATGATCGCTCACTACGGGACGCACGGGCCGTTCGTGCTTCGGCTGGAGCCGAAGGGGGACGCGCTCGGGAGAGCGGGCTTCCTCATCCACGGGGATTCGATCTCGAATCCTGGCACCGCTTCCCTCGGCTGCATCATCCTTCCTCGCACGATTCGCGAGCTGGTGTGGTACAGCGGGGACCGGGATCTGCGCGTCATCTCGGGCTTGACGCAAGAGCAGCAGGTAGCGTAGCGTGTAGGTCGTCCAACTCCTTGGACGGGAGACTCCCCGGCAACGGGCCTCCGAGATCCAAGGGACCGAGCAGAAGCGGGCCCGGGGCTTCCTCCCTGGACTACTCGCGGAGCCGGATGGTGAGTCAACCATTCGCCCGCGATGCGGGCAGGAGGAAGCGTCATGGCCGTCACGATCACCGCAGCGATGGTGAAGACGTTCGAGAGCAACGTCCGTCACCTCGCGCAGCAGCAGGACACCCGGCTCCGCACCTGGGTGCAGGAGCGCAACCTCACGTCGAGCACCCACAGCTTCAAGCGGCTCGGGAAGCAGAGCCTCGCCGCCAAGGCCGCGCGCCGAACCGCGACCCCGGTGAACGACTCGGCGTGGAGCAACCGGGTGGCGATCCCGGCCCCCTACGACGGCGGGGACACCTACGAGTCCGAGGAGGCCGCGCAGATGATCATCTCGCCGTCGAGCGAGCTGACCACCTCCTTCGGCTACGCGGTGAAGCGGCAGTACGACGACATCATCATCAACGCCGCCGACGCGAACGCCCTCGACGAGACGGGCGCCGTCAACGCCTTCCCGGCCGGGCAGTACTACAACGGCAGCGGGGCGTACCTCGACGAGCTGGACATGAAGGCGGTCACGGCGATCGGCGCCATGTTCAACGCCAACGACATCCCGCCCGAGATGGCGAAGGTGGCGGTGGTCGGGCCGAATCAGGTCCGCAAGCTCCAGCACGAGGACAAGCTCGGCAACTCGCTGTACAAGGAGCAGCTCGGTGCCCTCGCCACCAACGGCTTCGTCCGGAGCTGGCTCGGCTTCGACTGGATCCTCTCCAACCGGCTGCTCAAGCCGGCTGGCGGGCAGATCAAGTGCCTCTTCATGACCGCGCGGGCCCTCGGCCTGCTCGTCATCGAGGATCTCTTCGTCCGCGTGGCCGAGGACCCGTCGATGAGCTTCCTGACCCGCGTGTACACCAAGATCACCGCTGGCGCCACCCGCGTCGAGGACGAGCACATCGTCGTCGCCAAGATCAAGGACACCGCGACGATCGCCTAGCGATCTAGCGGGGTGGTGAGCGGCGCCGGGTGCCCCCTGTCCCACCCGGCGCCGCTTCACCTTGAAGACAGGGATCGGAGTTCATCATGCTGAGAGGCGGTCTGCGGAACGAGGAAGTGAACGCGCTCGCGCGAGGGCTGCGCACCAAGCTGTCCGAGGGCATGGGCCCGGAGGAGGCGTGGGCGGAGACGGTGGTGCTCGTCCCCGGCGTGGACCCCGGCGTGTTCGTCGGCTGGAAGGACGAGATCTTCAAGCTGGCGGAGACGGCTGCCCCCGCCCCGATGTCGCAGACGAACATCTTCCAGCGGACGGTCGAGCTGACCGACAAGCTGGAGAAGGCGGAGCGCAAGCTCGCGGAGATGGGGAACACCCTGGAGAAGAGCCAGGATCCCGAGCTGCCGCAGAAGTTCGTGAACATCCAGGCGGAGAACGCCGAGCTTCGCGCGCAGGTGCTCAAGCTCCAGACCGATCTGGACGCCGCCGAGGAGCTGCTCAAGGACAAGAAGCCCAAGAAGTAACCCCTCGCGGGATCGCCTGCGGGGAAACCCACAGAAGGAGAAGAAGCCATGAAGAAGATCAGCATCCTCGCAGCGATCCTCATCGCGCTCGCGCCGGCCCTGGCCTCGGCGCACAGCTACTCGTACTCGACGTACACCTACACCGGCACCGCCACTTCGGGGAACGCGCTCGCGTCCGACGTGGTGGACGCCCGGGAGCTGGAGTCCCTCGACATCGTGGGCTCCGTCGCCACCGCCGACCGCGCGATCACCGTCACCTGCCTCGCGGTGGACAAGACCACCGTGCTCTTCACCCTCCCGACCGTCACCGCCGTCGCCGCCGGGCAGGCGAAGCAGCGGATCCTCATCAACCCGGACGCCACGGTTCCCGGCACGGCGCCCACCGGCACGACGATCTGGAACATCCCCCTGTGTCCCTGGATGCAGGTGAACATGGCGTCTGCCGCCGGCACCGCGCAGCTCGACATCATGGGCCGCCGGCAGCAGGTGGCGGCGCAGACGAGCCGCTGCGCCAGGTACGCGATCGATCGCTCGCAGCCCGACTGCTACGAGTCGGGATCGGTGACGGCTGGCGCCGCGCTCACGGCGGGGGTGATGGACACCCGGAGAGCCGAGGCTCTCACCGTGATCGTGGAGGCGACCACCACCAACCGGACTCTCGTGGTGAGCTGCACCGACTCGACCGGCACTTCGCTCTTCGACTTCGCCAGCCTGACGGTGACGGCGGGCTCGAAGTTCATGCAGGTGTTCCGTCCCGACAGCCCGACCCCGGGCTCCGAGCCGACCGGCGTGACCCACTTCCCGCTCAACCTGTGCCGCTACATGACCGCCACCATCGCGGCGGCCGGTGCGGCGAGCGCGAAGCTGGCGACGTACCTGCGGTAAGGGGAGGGCTCGGCCATGATCGATCCCGTGGCGATCTGCAATATCGCGCTCGGCTTCATCGGCGCGAACACGATCACCACTCTCGACGAGGACGCGGTGTCCTCGACGGAAGAGGAGTTGTGCGCCAACCTCTTCGAGCCGCTCGTGAAGAAGATGCTCGAAGAGAAGGCGTGGCTCTTCGCCACGGGAGTCATTTCCCTTGGGGCGGAAGCATACCCCGAGGACGAGGTGGAGAGGGCGGATCTCCCGCGCAGGTTCAAGATTCCCGCCGATGTCGTGGCGGTGCGAGCGGTGGACGACGGCTCCGGGGCCTACACGATCAAGTGGGAACGGGCTGGGATGTACGTGGTGACGGAGCAGACGGACGTGGACGCCCTCTTCGCGATCGTCACGAAGTTCAACAACGACCCGAAGACGTGGAGCCCCACCTTCTCGATGGCGCTCTCGTACAAGATCGCCTCGATCCTCGCGGTCCCCTTGACCCACAACGCGAAGCTAATGGGGCTCTACGAGGAGGAGTACAAGAAGGAGATCGCCAAGGCTGGCATCTACGACGGGATGCAGGGGTCCACGAACGACGTGGCGAAGGTCCGGAGCAGCTCTCTCTCTGGGAGGCGCTAGATGCCTGGCCTCCTGCAACCCTCCTTCGCAGGTGGCGAGATCAGCCCCGGGCTTGGTGGCCGATTCGACACCGAGCTGTACAAGAAGGCCCTCCGCTACTGCAACAATTTCAAGATTCGTCCGGTGGGTTCGCTGCTCAAGAGGGCGGGGACTCGGAGGGTGGACGGGTGGGCGGAGGATGACGCCCCTCGCCTCTTCCAGTTTCGTCGGACGGGTATTGCCGATGATGTGATTGTGGCCGTGGGTCCCTCGAAGATTCGGGCATACGATCGCCTCAACGGGCTTCTCAGTTTCGGCGTCAACCTGCTCACGAATGGCAGCTTCAACGCCGATCTCGCGTCTTGGGCGGCAGGGTACTACGTGTCGGGGGTTGGTTGGGTCGGAGAAGCTGCCGCAGTCTGGGACAACGGCACCATGCGGTTCGGTCCGTTCGCTCGCGCGGCCACGCACATGACGCAGGACGTGGCGACCACCAACGGCCACGTTTACCGCGTGTCGATCAAAGCGAAGAAGATCGGGAACCCAACTCCTACCGCATCCATCCGAGTGGGGATCGGAAATTGGTTCAACGCCTCGGGAGGCACTCCGCAGGGAGGGGCGTTCGTCCTTGGGGACGATTGGCAGACCTTCACCTTCACGTTCATGGGCGACGGGACTGCGATGCATTTCACGATCAGCGCAGGACAGGATGCTATCCTTGGACCCTACGCGAGCGGCGTCTACGCTTACGTGGATGATGTGGTGGTCAGCGACACGAACGCCGCCCCGGTATCCTCGTGGAACTCTCCATGGAGCCTGAGCCAGATCGACGACGTGCAGGCCGGCGCAGCCCCGGTCAGCAATCAGCTCGTGTTCGTTCACGGCAACGTCCAACCCTGGAACTTCTACGAGCCGACCCCTGGCGTGCTCGACTTCGCTGCTGCCGTCTTCGCGTCGAAGCCTGCGAGCTGGACCGGAACCAACTGGCCGGCGGCCATCGAGCTGGGCTTCCAGGGCCGCATGTTCCTCGCCAACACGCCGGCCAGCCCTACGACGCTGTGGGGGTCGAAGTCGGGCAGCATCTTCGACTTCACGATCGGCAGCAATCCCGCTGACGCGATGTCCTTCATCGTCTCCAGCAAGGGGCGGCTCAACTGGCTCCAGGGGCACAAGGTTCTTCTCTCTGGGAGTGAAGTCGTTGAGCATGTGATCACCAGCTCCACGGGGTTGGTGATGCCTGGCGACATTAGCGTTCGAGACGAGTCGAGCTTCGGCTCCGCCCCGGTGCAGAGCCGCCACATCGGAGATCAAGTCCTATTCGTATCTCCGGATCGCCGGAAGTTGCGGTCCTTGAACTACTACTTCCAAGAGAACGGGTGGATCACTCGCGCTCTCACCTTCGTCGCGGATCACCTGACTTCTTCGGGCATTCGCGAGGTGCATTACGCGCAGTCTCCGGACCCCACGATCTTCTGCGTCCTCCGAGACGGGACACTCATCGCTTGCACCTACGATCGTTCGGAGCAGGTGCTCGCGTGGTGGCGAGTGGACGTGGGGGCGTGGGTACGGTCGGCCGCTGTCGCGAACGGGGTGGACGGCGCGGAGCTGTGGTTGTCTCTCGTCCGAGACGACGCGGTGAGCATCGAGCGGCTTCCGCTCCACGAGGTTGGGATTTCGTACCTCGACTCTTCTGTGGCCGGGTATCCGCTCGTGGTGTCCGGGCTGCCGTCTGGGGACATCTACCAGATGAACGGCTTGACCCACCTCGCCGGGAAGACGGTCGCCGTGTTCGTGGACGGGGTGAGGATCGAAGACAAGGTGGTGGTTGGGTCCGGGTTCGATCTGGGGCTTGTGGCCGACTACGCAGCTCCGCCGTTCGTGGAGGCGGGCTTGCTCTACACAGCGACAGCAAGGACGATGCCCAAGAACTCGCAAGACGGCCGAGTTCGCCAGGCGAAGATCGGGGTGATCTTGAACGACTCCGCGCTCCCCTTGGTGAACGGGAGACGGGCCCCGGAGAGGAATCCCTCCACTCCGATGGACACGGTGGAGGGCCGAGTCACCGGCAAGCGCAAGGTGGCGAATGCACTCGGCTGGGACGACGAAGGATGCATCACGATCGAGCAGGATCTCCCACTTCGCACCGAGATCCTCGCGATCTACGAGGCAACTCAGGTGGGCGAAGTGGACGGATAGGAGAAGATCATGGAACCGTTCTCGATGCTCTCCCTCGGCCTCGGAGCCCTCAACGCGGGGCTCGACATCTCCGGAGGGTTCGACAAGGCGAAGCGGATTCGCGCGGAGACGGGCGAGACGGTGCGCCGATTCATGCTGGACGCGCAGCGGAAGATGTCGTCCACCGAAGCTCTGGGGAACGCTTCGGGCGTCGAGGGGGACTCCACGTCCCTCACCAAGTACCTCATGGACATGGGGAACGAGTTCCGGAAGCAGGCGGATTGGATGAAGTCCTCCGGCGAGTACATGGCGGGAAGCGCGGAGACTTCCGGAATGAACCAGGCGATCGGGGACATCGGTGGATCGCTCTTCTCCTTCGGGCAGTCGAACAACTGGTTCAAGCCGGCTCCGGTGAAGTAGGAGGGGATCATGGGGAAGCTGCCGGAAATCGACTTCGGAGGGGCTGTCTCCCGAGAGGGCAGCTCTGCGATCGGCCAGGACAACGAATCCCGACGCGCCGCGTTCAAGGTCTTCGAGCAGGGCTTCACCGTGATGGGGCAGGAGGTGGTGAAGTCGCAGATGCAGCGCGGCATGGCCGACGTGTCGCGAGGGCTAAACGATCTGGAGATCGATCTCGACACGAATCGCACGTACTCGACGAAGGACATCCGCGACAAGCTGGGGGCTGCCTACGATTCTCTGGCCCCGGCGGTGAAGTCCCAGCTTACGAGGAAGGTGCAGGATCCTCAGACCGGGCAGATGATCGAACAGGACCGCGAGGACATCCCGTCGTGGCTCGTCACCGGGCCGATCTACGACGAGCAGTCGAAGAGGATCCTCAAGGACGCCTCGCAGGGCTTCAACTCCGAGGGATGGGCGGCCGAGTTCCAAGACAAGATGCAGCAGGAGATCGCTGCTCGCAAGCTCAAGCTCGGGGAGAAGCAGCTCAAGGAATTCCACCAGTACATCACCGAGGCCGACACCTCGAACGCGATCGATCTCGCCAACACCGGCAACTTCAACGTTGCTCGGGTGGTGGTGAAGAACTCGCGATCGATGGATCTGGAGCACAAGGAGAAGGTGCTCGATCACATCGACAAGATCGAGCAGGTGTACCCAGTATACGAGGCCCTCCGCCGGCAGGACTACGGGTCGATGGCGGCTTACCTCGGGAAGCTCAACGACCCGAAGGAGTTCACCAAGCTCTCGCCGCAGGAGCGTACTGCATTCTCCGATCGGCTCAAGTCCGAGATCAATCAGTTTGATCTCGCGGCCCGGAAGGCAGCCGAGGAGAAGGTGAAGGCGGTGGCGGAGGCGGGCTGGAACAACATCTTCTCGAAGGAGCGGGCTGGCGTTCCGGTGTCCTACGCTGACATCCCTCCCCCGGGAACGATCCACGCCGAGGCGCAGAAGGAGATGATCGGTTACGTGGACAAGCTCAACAAGGGGGAGAAGCCCGAGACGGATTGGGGCGTGTACGCGGGCCTCCTCCAGACGGCTCGTGACCCCAAGGAGCTGGCGAAGATCGATCTCATGATGTACCGCAACAAGCTGGCGGATCCCGAGTTCAAGCAACTTCTGGAGATGCAGCTCGGGCTCAAGGGGAAGGGCGATCCCGACGCATACGACACCTTCCAGACCACCGACGAGGCGATCAACTTCCGGCTCCGTCAGCGGAACGTGGACCCTTCCGACAAGGGGGACGAGTCGCTCAAGAAGGTGGGGCAGCTCAAGACGATCATCCAGCATGAGCTGGCTTCGGAGCAGAGGGCCAAGAACGGGCAGAAGCTCGACGTGCAGACTCGGGACGGGGTGATCGATCGAGTCCTCAATAGGGAGATCGACCCGAAGGCTGGGTTCCTCGACTCCACTTCCGTTCCGACCTACAAGGCTGGGGTGCCCGCAAGCATGGCGTCGAGCTTCCGATCCGCCGTGCAGGCTCTCGACCCCAAGGGCATGAGCACCAAGGGTGGACGAGTGAAGTCCTTGCAGGAGCACCTCAAGGACTTCAACTTCTACACCCCGACGATCGAGCGCGCCTGGCAGGTGCAGGCGGGAGGCAACATCCTTCCCGACGACTCGGTGAAGGTGTGGTACCGTCTCAAGTCGCAATGGGGCTCGCTGGAAGGCCGGCTTCGTGCGACCGGCGGATGGACCGAGGACGCATCCCTCCGGCAAAAGCGGCTCGTGCAGCTCGCCGTTCAAGAGATCCTCTCCGAGAGGTAGCCCCACATGGCGACGAAGCCCCTCGATTTCGCCGCCCTGGACGAGCAGGAGTCGAAGCTCGATCAGGTGCAGGCGTCCCAGCAGTTTGTCACCGAGCATCCCCCGGAGCAGGCGGCCCCAACCCTCGACTACGCGCGTCGAGCCGGGATCAGCTTCGAGGCCGCAGCTTCCGCTCCGAGGCCGAAGCCTCAAGCCGATTGGGGTCAGCTCGTGAAGGATCACCCGATCCTCTCTGACGAGCTGTCCGACAAGGGCTTCGCCGCTGTCGCGCAGGACGACGTGAAGCCACTCTCCACCTTCGAGAAGCTCTTCGGAAACTGGAGCGATGCGGTCGATTTCCAGAATTGGCAGGAGATCGTTGCTCGCGACTCGATGCACAAGGAGCTGGCGATCATCGGGAACGCGGAGATGGCGGGGAAGGCGACCCCCGAGCAGTTGAAGCGCGCCGAGGAGATCGAGAAGAAGATGGCTGCGAAGCCCGAGCCGAAGTACGGGTTCGTGGCCGGCATCATCCCGGGCATGGTGGGGATGGCCCCCGCGCTCGCCCGCGCTTCCAAGGGGG